AGACGTGTTAAACCTGATTTAGAGGTTCAAGCGGATATATTAGAAAGAATTAATACGCTAATTAATGCTGACTTAGCCCCTGCTGGAGCTGGTGAGGATTATGAAAAGTATCCTTGTGCTTGGTGTGATTACAGGGATGTGTGTTATAAAAAGAAACCACCTATTGTTAATTGCAGAACGTGTGAACATTCTAAACCATTTGAAAATGGGGCGTGGCTATGCGCTTTGAAGAGCGCAACTTTAACATTAAAACATCAGATAGAAGCGTGCGAAAGTTATTCGCAGAAAGGTAAATAATGTATTATTTAGGAGTTGATCCAGGAATGAATGGTGCGATTGCAATTCTTGAAGATGAAGATATTGTTCAAATATTTGACATGCCCACAACAGAAGTAAAAGTCGGAAAGAGCACAAAGAAAAGAGTTAATCCGCAAGAGCTAGTTTTAGAGTTAGCCTTATTTAAAAACCAACATATTAAGGGAATAATAGAGCAAGTTAATGCGATGCCTAATCAAGGGGTTACTTCTATGTTTTCTTTCGGACGTTCTCTCGGAGTGATAGAAGGGGTTCTCGCAGGTTGCATGATACCGTACACACATGTTACCCCAGCGGTTTGGAAAAAGGCGATAGGGGTTAATTCCAGCAAAGACGGAGCACGTGAGATGGCAATGCGCATTTGGCCAACAAAAACAGAACTATTCAAACGTAAAAAAGATGATGGAAGGGCTGAAGCTGCATTGCTAGCGTTGTATTTATATCAGGTGCGGAAATGATTGAGCAGTTGTTAAAAGGTGCGGCAATCGCTATAATGGCTAATAATGTTTGGGTTTGTTTCGATAAAAAACCAAACTTACAAGATGTTGCCGAAGCAAGAAGACTTTTAGATCAATTAACTGATGAATTAATAAAGGAATCTTTTAAATGAGTAAACCAGTAGCGTGGATTCGAAACCTTGATTTGGAATATTTAAAACAAGGTTATGGGGGTGCTGTTTTTCCGCAAAAAACAAATAATACTGACATTCCAATTTACACCCATCCAGCAAAGACACTAACAGATGACGATATTGCCAAAGTTGTGCATGGGTTAAATCAAAAAGCTAGAACTCCTGAACGCTGGGTAACTGCTATGGAAATAGGTGCTGAAACAATTATTCAATTAAGGGATGAGTTAACAATACTAAGAAAGGCACAAGAGAAATGACTGCAAATGAACTAGCAGATAAGTTGAAATTGTTTTGGCATACAGAAAATGATAATTTATTTGAACAAGCATCCACCATGCTACGTCAGCAACAAGCTGAAATAGAAGCGTTAAAAGAAAAATTAATAATGGAAGAAGAAAGTTATATTCTTTTGGATGAAGAATGTCTTTTTGCTAAAGAAGTAATAAAACTACATCAAGCTGAAATAGAAGCGTTGAAAAAAGAAGCTGCACTACAAAGATTATCTGACTTTACACAAGAAGTTGAATCATTAAAGAAAGCGAGTGACAAATGATACGATTTTGTATGATGATAGCAATTTTTTTATGTGGGATTGTAATTTTAATGACGGAAATCATAAGGAATATAAAATGACCAAAGAACAAATACATAATATTTATTTACATATGACAGGTAAAGCAGAAGGTTTACTTGAAGCAGGTGCTGAAGCAGATTTTCCTGTTATGTTTGCCGAAGCAATTATTAAATTTTATATAGCGAGTGAGAAATGAAGGTTAAAGAAATTGAATTGAAATTTACTTGCCAAATAGCCACTTATAACCAACAAGAAATACTGAAGTTGCGTGATAAGTTGTATGAAGCCTTTGAAAACTGCACCCATAACATAGTTGATGGGGAAGGTTTGGTAGGCAACTTACAACTTGAATTGTCTGGCGAAAACTAAGAAAGGCACAAGAGAATGGCTGATTATTTAATTATCGCAATTCGTTTTTTGGCTTTGATAATTGCTGTGATGTGTATAGCTTTGATAATAGAGTGCAAAGATATATGAGATTAGAAATATTAGAACTTGAAAAGCCCCATCTTGTTAGTAAAAGCCAATGGGTAAACCATCCTGATTACTTTATGCCTGTTTTATTTACTCAATATGGCTGGTCAGATGGCAAAACAACAGTATGGAATAAAGAATTTGAAATAAGAAAGGCACAAGAAAAATGAACAATGAACCAGTAGCGTGGTATTACGAAAATAAAAATGGGGTTAGTTGGGTTAGCGGAACACGAGAGAAACATGATAAAAATTTTGTGGCAGTTGAAAAGCCACTCTACACCCATCCAGCAAAGACACTAACAGATGAGGAAATATCAGATGTTATCAATAATGAGTTTGGACATAAATTCAATGGCTATGAAATTTGTTTTTTATATGCTTTTGCTAAAGCAATACTAAAGAAAGCGAGTGACAAATGACAGCAAATGAATTGGCAGACGAATTAACAAAAATGTTTAGGGGCGAAGAATACGATAGGCTTGTACATGAAATACCTGATTTGCTTCGCCAACAAGCAAAAGAAATAGCAATGCTAAAACAAATTATTGATGCAAACAATTTACAGTCAGATATTGGACAGTTTAAAAAAGAAAAATACAGTGATGAATGGTGGAAAGAAGTAGCTTTGTTAAACAAAACTTTTCCTTTTAGGTTAGGAGGAAAATAATGTTAATCGGGTTCGTAAAGGAAAAACAAGAAGAAGCATTTGACGATTGGGTTAAACTATTAAAAGCTGCAAAGGCGGAAGAAGAGTTTTTAACTGACCCAAAGGCTGTATGGTTAGAGGCTTGGACACAAGCTACGATGGTCGCATGGAGTATTGTTGATGATAATATACCGCCTAAATATAGGGCAGCAATTCACGAAACTATTAAGAATAGGATGTTAAAATGAAAGATTTTAAAACGATGGCGGAAGTAATGGCTGAAGGTAATCCTGAAAATACACAATTACCTTTATTTAATACGGTTGACGAGCTTGATAGGATTATAAGCGCATTAAAATCAATTCGAGATAGCATAGCAATCGCAAGTAAACCTATGAGCAAATAATATGAGATTTAACGATCTTAAACCTCGTCGCTCTAGAACTAAGATGTCTTCTAAACGTCGAGGGGCAAGGTTCATGAGAGGTATCTTTGACAGATATCATTTTTATAAAGCAACGCTGAAGTATGGGCGCAAAAAACCGATAAGGTGGTGGAACAAATGAAAAGAAAAGCAACGAAAGAAGAAAAAGATTTGTATTTAGGTAATCAAGAAATTGAACCCGAACGCATCGATGCGGAAATCGCAAAGATTCGTGAGGGTAGGGATGCGCCCCTTACGGAACAAATTTTTGGTGAAACAAAAGCCTATATGGGCGATGCAAAACAAGCATTGTTTATTAAGGATGGTGATATCCGCACGGATGATGACCCACTAATGGAATTTATTGAACTTTATCAACCCGCCGTGATGGTTGATAGGCAAAAGTTTTACCGCAGGTTACTTGAAATATTGGAGGGTTGGAAATGAAACCATTAAATTTAATTCAAGCATGGGATGAACAACAACGAAAACGTGATACGCATCATGCAATTTTAAATATGTTAATTCAACAAATTGAAACGGTTGAAAAGATATTTGAAAATCATCAAGACAAAGTTATATCGCCAGCATCGTATAACGTATGTGCAGGTTTGATACAGCAATTGAAAGCACATACTTATTCAACTTTTAATGATGGCGGTGCTGCTGCCCCAATTAACCCTGATGGTGAGAAAATTACACAAATAAGGATTTTTTATGACTACTGAAATGAGCCAATTACAACGCCAATTACTAGGTGGCGGTGGGGGTGTAACCCTTTTTACCCAACAAGAATTTGATGATGCCCTTGCAATAGCGAAAGCAGAAATCATGGCAATGGCGATTGAAGCATCAAGAACGGCGGTGATGATGGAACGTGAAGCCTGTGCTGTACTTGCTGAAGAATGTGTTGATATTGAAAAGCTGCCCGAAGTAATTCGCAACCGCATACCTAGTCAACGTCAATGATTACTTTTTCTTTTTCTCTTCGTCCCTGTAAGCATTCAAAGCAGGCGCACCAAGACTAACCACCCTACCTGCGACAGATACAGGCTTATAAGGAACGTATGTCGCTAAAGAACCAACCCCTCCTAAACCAGAAATAGCTGCCCCAGTAATATCGGGCGGGGTTTGTTCTAACCTATTAGCCATGTCTTGAAAATTTGCAACGCCAAAAGCATTTGCTGTAGGTGATAACCTATCAGGAAGTTTATTAATCAGACGCTCTTTCAAAATTTGCATTCTTTGTAAAGGTGTGAGTCTGGAGAGTTTTTTATTTCGTTCTTCGGCAACTTCTGGCGGTAGCAAAAGCTCTTCTTTGCCTTCTCCAGAAAATTTCATTGAACCTTCACCAATGTCTTTTTGTTTCTGAGCATTTTCGAGATCTTGGGCTATCAAAAAATGAGCGCCAGTTGGGTTGTCTTTCCTATAATTTGTTGCTGCAGATTGAACAGCGAAAGGAACTCTTTGATTCTGACCTGCTTCAGCTCTTATATAATTTAAATTTGCTGATTCACCAGGAAGTTTTGCGCCTGATGCACGAGAAATATCAGCAGGGTTAGTGATAATAGAAGGTTGCGCAGGTGCTATTGTAGGGGAAACCGTTTGAGCATTCGGAAATCCAGCATTTAATCTGTTTAAAAGCATAGTTCCTACACCTGCTTCAGCCCCTCTAATTAAAGGGCTGGGCTGCGGTTTCGCCCCAGCTATAGGTGCGTTACCCTCTTTCTGATAAAACTCAGGCTGAAAATGACTTTCAGGAAATAATTCTTTAAACTTTTTATCGTAATCTTCTTGTGATTCTTCAGCCATTATTGTTTCTCCTGTTTATAGAAAATGCTAGACTCAGGTATTCTTTTAAGCAGATTATGATAATAGGTCATAATATTCTTATAATCTGGATTTGAGTTACGGAAAAACTTATCTGGTAATTCACGTGGGTGTTTTTCTTGCCAGTCTTCAAACGCTTCTTTTAACTTTCCATTTACTTCATTCTGAAGAATCATTTTTTGCGTTAAACTCATAATGAAACCTGAAGGATCAGTTGACTGAAATCCAGGCTTTGCCATTAATACTGCTTCGGAAGCAGCAATTGATGGACCATAAATATCCTTACCTGCTTTCATTACGTTTTGGTTTAATCGTGCTGCAAGCTGACCAATCTCACGAGCAGTCGCTTGTTTTGCAGGGGGCAAAGATCTTTCTAAATAAGAATTAACGTCTGCGGAAAAACCGCCCCATGGTGTTGATATGCCTGCTTGAGCCAGCTGACCAATACCGCCATACTGATTTAAAAGATCCATAACATCTCTATTTTCGGCAACAAGTTTTGATAAACGTCTAGCATCAACATCTGTCTCGATTACATTTTTACCACTACCTAAATTCTTAAGAGTAGAAGTCATTGCTTCAGAATCTTTCAGCCTAGATTTGAATAACTCGTTTTCTTTTGCTGCTTCGTTTGTTATCCTTGTTTCAGTTTCTTTTTTCTGCGCTGCAATACGTTGATTTTCTGTCATGCCCGCATAAGGATCTGTGCTTGCAACTTGAACACCGCTACTTTGATCAGGCAGTTTTATCTTAGAAGTTAAAGGTTGATATTGGGTCGGGTTGATCGGCTGACCTTTAGGGTCGATAACTTTAATTTCAAAATGATCCCCAGTAGATACCCCCATATTACTTCCAATAGAACCAACCACATCACCTTGTTTAATTTTTTGCCCAACCTGAACAGCAGGATCAACGTGCCCGAATAAAACAGTGTGACCGTCATCACGTCGAATTAAAACTGCTTGCCCATATCCTGAAACAGGACCTGCCTGAATTACTTGACCATCAACTGGAGAAGCAATCGGTTTTCCTTTTGAATTATCAGTCGGCGCAAAATCTATGCCTCCATGCATTTCTTGTTTTCCATTTAACGTCCTAGCCCCAAATGGGCTGGTTGGTGTTAAATTATTTCCAAATAAGTTCGATAATTCAGCAGGAGCAATATTAGAGACAGGTTTCACCTCAGGGGTAGTAGGTATAACAGGCGTTGTTTCTACTGGTTTAGGTTTATACCATATAGGGTATCGTTTATGTTCATTAAAATAGTCTAATGCTTCTTTATCTAATTTTTGCTGTTGTTCTTCTGATAAGCGTTTTTCAGTTTTCTCTTTAATATTTAAATCAGCCACCCCTGTTAAATTCTTAACAAGATTATTTACTGAAGCGCCAATATCTTTATCTTTTGCTTCAAGCACTGGAGCAATATTTGCAAGTTTATACAATTGGCTTGAATTAACATTCCCTGACGATAACACATCCTGTGTTTCGGAGGTATTTTTTGTTCCTAGCACATCTTTTAATATGTTGTAAGCATCAGCCTTATTTTGAAGAGCATACTTTTGCGCAGCAAGACCAGCTCTAATTTGAATTAAAGATGGTTCAAGTTTTTCTTGCTCTTGTTGTTGTCTGCCTAATTCAGCTGCCCCAGAGCCTAATGCTTCGAATGCGGAGCCAGTCTTAGAAGGCTGAGCCAAAGCACCAGCGATAGAAAACCAATTAGGATTATTTCTTTTTTCAAGAGCTTGCATCAACGCATTCGTTGTATCATAATACGTCTGCGCAGCTTCATCATTTCCAAACGAAGTTGTATTTGCAAGAGAGGCTAAAGGTGCGGTTGGTGTATTTGCCATAATATTTCCTTACGTTGTAGATGTATCAGTACCGCTTGTTGCACCATAATCTACCGAAGGTTGCGTGCTTCCAACAGGTAAATCAGGAGGAACATAAATTTGCCCGCCCGATGTATATTGCTCCCCGTTAGGGGCGGTGTAAGTCCCATCCGAGTTTAACACAGAGCCTGAAGGAACACCTGAAGGTAAATTAGAATCAGATACTGGTGTTTGAGTATTTCCTGAACTAGGGTTAGATTTAAAAAGCCCGCTTATATAGCTTGATAAATTACCCAAAGCTCCTGGAGTTGCCGCAATCGGATTTCCGTTTTTATCAACTCCTGCAGCTGTTCCGAATAATTGCGAACCTAAATTTGTATTGCTAACTCCCGCACCGAGAGCAGCCAGCGTAGAAATTTGTTGCAACGGGCTTAAACCAAATTGACCTTGTTGTCCTGGACCTGTTGTAGTTGTCGCAACGCTTGTTGGTATTGTATAACCTCTCAATAACGCTGATTCATTCGTTAATTGCTGCATTGGGAACAGCTGTTGGTTTTGATTAATAGTTTGTTGTTGCCCGCCCAAAGTTGATAATGCATTTACATCGCCCAACCCTAATGTTTGTTGTTGCCCAGCTAGGCTTCCTAATTGCCCCGCAGCTGCAAGTTTATTCGCTTGGTCTTGTTGTAATGCTTGTTGCTGTTGTTGGGTAATCCCTAATTCAGCATTTGCAATTGTTGAACCTAATGCTTGCGCACCCCTTGATGAACCAAATTGCCCGCTACCTACTAAACCAGCCGTAGCTTGTGGGGCTAAATAGTTAGCGATGTTTGACTGACCTAAGTCCCCAATTGCTTGTGCTAAATTTGAACCGCCTACACTTTGCGCTAATTTAATAGCACTATTTAATGTAGGTTGATAATTACCTACGTTTTGTGAAACATCTTGGAATGCTTGATTCTGTAAATCAGTAGCCCCCGCAAATTGTGAACCTTGTGCAGCTTGTTGACCTTGTTGGGCGAGTTTATTTAAGTAATCAGTATAAAATGAAGGCGCAGCTGTTTGAGCTGTTGATACCGTTGAAACATTTGGCAATACAGAGCCTTGTGCGAATGATCCGCTAGACGGGCTTCCTGGAGTCACCCCCGTATTCGGCGCATTTGTATAATTTGAGGTTGGTGTTACGTTAGATGCATATTGTGAGAGCGGATTATTTATCATAGATGTGGGTGTTCCTGTAGCCAACGGTGTTGGTGATACTTGTAAAGCGGTTGGTTGGCTTGATTGCTGAGCTTGTTGTAATGGGGATACACCACCCAATTGTGGATCTGGTGTGCCTGTTGGTAATGAGGTTTGAGGAGTTCCTGCAACAGGATTACCAGATAAATCAAAAAATTGTCCGTTTTGATCAGCCCGACCAACTTCGTTTCCTTGTGCATCATTGTACCTTGGAAACAAACTTGGGCTTCCATAATCAGGTCTTAGTGTCCAACCTGAAGGCAATCCAGTATTTTGCGTAGTTTGGCCTTGCGCTGTTGGTGCAAGTTGTCCAGAAATATCAAGCGCCATAATTTACCTCTTTTCTTTCATTTTAATCCCATCTCTTAAATACTCCAACGGAGATTTCGATTTTGGGGGGATTTTACTTATAGGAGCTGAACGCTTATGCTCCCTAAGAGCAAGGCGCATCTTATCTAAAACGGATGCTCCTTTATCGCTGTTACCCTTACCTAAGGCGGATACAAAACTCGCAGGAAGGACGTATTCTCCGTCAGCGATCATCGCAGGGATTTTTCCACCTTCTGAATGATGCTGTTTATGTGAAATTGAGCTCCTAAAATGCTCTAAAACTTCTTTTCCTGCCTTGCTTGAACCATTACCTAGCTGAGCAACTGCTTCCGCATCTATGACGTAATCTCCATCATTTAGGAGGGCTTTAATATCATCAGATTGCCCATCGCCTTTACCATCAGCGTAATGTCCCGTATGACCTGTGATAAATTCAGGGGTATGAACAGAACCACCCGTCTTTAAAGTGGGTATTGCTGTTGAATCAAAAGTTGTTTCATACATTGCAGGGTTATATGGCGCATTAGATTTTGATGTCTGAATCAGTGGCGATTCTTCTTGGGGAATACCTAACTGCGCTTTTAATTTTGGGTCTAGCTGAGATAGCTGTGGGTAAAGTTGTTTTAATTGCTGAAGCAATTGAGGATTCGTTTGAACCATAGGTATACCTGCTAAAGAAGTTGCTTGTGGGGTTGCATACGGTATTACCGCAGGGGTTGAAGTATTAGCACTAGATAAAGCACCACTACTAGTATTAGAAGGAGTTGATGGAGTAGTTGGGGTAGTTGATGGCTTAGCACCAACAGTAATAACAGGGGCTTTGGTTGTAGTTGTTGTAGGTGTTTCAACAGGAGTATTGCTTGGCGATGTTGGTGCATTTGCATCAACTACAATCGTACCCGCATCGGTTGGTTTAGGCGCATCAACATTAATTGTTCCAACATCGGTTGGATTGGATGGTAAATTACCATTTGTTGAAGCGGTATTATTTGGTGTTGTTGGTAAATTACCAGTTGGGGTTACAACCACATCGCTTGGTACGGTTGGTGGTGCGTTTGCATCAACTACAATATTTCCCACATCGGTTGAATCAGTAGATGGGTCGTAACCAGATATTTCGCTTGCAGTTGCCGAATCCATCCCAGGAGTTTGCATTAATTTATCATATTGTTCTTTTGGTGTTAAATCAGGTGATATTGGCGATGTGGTTGGGTTATCGCTAGGTGAACCCATTGTTACCGAGCCACTTGGTACTAACGGTGTTCCATCATTACTAGCTATCGGTTCATAGGTTGTATTTCCGCTTGTATCAACGGGATTTTGCATAGCAGTAACTAATGCATTATTTATATCATTGTTTGATGGTGTTGAAGGGTTTGTAGCAGCATTAGCACCTGCGGTTAACGCCCCACTTGCTATTGCACCAGCAGCTAAATTAGAAGCATTAATAGGTGCGCCTGTGATGGCGGAATTAGTTAATGCGCCAGTAACGCTTTTAGCAGCTGCGGTTAATGATGGGTCTTGACCATTCATTAATTGCCCAGTTTCAGCTGAAACACCGCCAGTTAATGCCCCTGTTCCAATTGCATTTAAAACATTCCCACCCGTTAAAGCAGCACCAGTTCCCGCACCAGCTGCGCCCGATACTATTCCTGAACCTACAGTGCCTAACCCGCTTGCAAGGTTTCCTGCTACATTACCTACGCCACCAGCTAAAGCACCTGTTAGTATGCCTTGGGGTGTGATTGGTTGTCCTGTAATTACATCTTTAGCAACCGTAGTTAATGCCCCTTTGCCAGCTGCATTTAATGCAGCTTGTTGGGCAGCTGCTTGTTGTGCTGCTGCATCTGCAGCTTGTTGGGCAGCTGCTTGTTGTGCTGCTTGCTGGGCTGCTTCATCTGCAGCTTGTTGGGCTGCTTGTTGTGCTGCTATTTGATCATTTATAGCATTTTCCATTGCTGAAGTGTCACTCGTAAATGATGATGCAGCAAAATCTGGCCCAGTTAATGCGGTATCAGCTGCTGCGTTTCCAGTTATCGATGCCGTAGTAGCATCGGCAGCAACCGCAGTATCCGCAGCAGATGCGGTAGCAGCAGCTGCATCAACAGCTTCTGGTATTGTAGCTGCAGCATCGGAAGCAGCTGCCGTAGCATCAGCAGCGGAAGCTGCTTCACCAGTAGTAATAGCTGCATCCGTTGCAGCTGCAGCACCATCTATGCTTCCTTCAACCGCTAAAGAAGCACCATCGGTTACAACTGCAGCAGCCACCGTAGCTACTGCTGCAACAACTCCCATAACGCCACCTTTACCTCCACCGCCACCCCCTCCGCCTCCGTAAATATAACCAAAACCGCCGTCTTTTTTACGAGTGGCTGAATCACCTAAAGGCTCGCCTAATGCATAAAGTTCACGCCTAGAATAGTAGTGTTTCATAATCTAATCATCCAATTGTAATCTGGCATATCGGGACGACCAAAATTTTCACCTTCATGTTTAGCTAAATTTTTTAATAAAGTAATAATTTGTGGATTACTAGCTGCACCATAAATGGCTTGAATTTTAAGTTTTTTAATTTTACTAAAAATTTTCAACATAGATTTTGCTAATGTTAAAGGTTTATCAAGCGATGCTAAATGTACTTCATATACATGCGGTCTTAGTGCAATTAACAATAGAACGGTATCCCCAGAAGTTAAAATAAAACCCATTTTATTTTGTATTACATGATTTACGGTTAGCAATGCAACCTTTGGATTCCAGCCATTTTTTATTGCATCTTGTTTAATGATTTCACTTGGTTTCATATTAATAATTCGCATTTCCGCTAATAACATTCATCGTGCCTACTAAGTGCGATGCCCAATCTTGCCATGTTTCAAACCCACGATGGTCGGCAACCCCGTTTTGTACAAAGTATCCAATACCGTTCATGCCATCAACCCAATCACGCCATTTATCTTCGGTAATTGTTCCTAATTGATTACTAGCAAACAATTCAGCCATAAGGCTGCACCAATAATCCCAATTCATGTTGCGAGGGTCGTAAGTTATCATGGATTACCCGTTCCACGAACATCGCCTACATCCGCACTTACTAATATTCTACCCATTTGATATGTGCCATTATAAGTATTGCTTTCAAACCGCATCCGTAATTCACGGTATTGTTCCTTCATATCAATCTTTAAAGTTGTTGGGCTAAACGTATAGGGTGATAACTGGCTAGTAACATCTTGATCATCAGCATATCCTTTACCCTTAATATATAAATTCATATTGCCGTTTTGAATAAAATCAGGTTCAACCCGTTCAACACGAATCCATACATTGTCCCCTTGCAACTGTGGATTTCCAGGTCCACCGCCCACCCAACCTAACGAATTTGTTTCAAAATATGATTGAATTGCATCAACATTGGTTAAATATACTTGGTCAACGCCAATTTCATGTTGCCACAAGGTATATGCTTGGTTTAATGTAAAGAAAATGGTTAATCCAGAACCCGTAGATGGAGATCTAGCCGTTGTGGTTAATGTTCCCGTAAATGAAGAAGAATAATTACCACCTTGAATAATATTTAAAGCCGTTACAACACCAGTGCTTACACTAGCTACGGATAATAATGCTGGTGAACCCGTACCACCATTTACTTGAATAACATCGCCTACTTGATAACTTGTTCCGCCATTTACAACGCCAACGGAATTCATAAAATACCCTGTAGAAATGTTATCAGCCCAAATAGGGTATCGAAACACTTCGGAAAACACTCCAGCACTACGGTTTGCACCAATAGCAAATCCCGCATCATACCAAGTTTTTTCCCGCACATTATAAATAATTGCATTATTACATTCGGTCGAATTCCCCGATGGATAAAACCACCAAATTTCCCCAAAGCGAGGAACTTTTGTTACCCATACTTTTTGGCGTTGTGCGTAATTTAAATTATCAAAGAAATAGTTTTGATTTGTATCATTTTGTATTTCTTGCACAACGCCGTTGTACATTAAGAATCTATCTACACCGCACCAATAGAAAATTCCATCATATTCAATTACACATTGCGATGACATTATCGATGTTTGTGTACTTATAATATCGTAGCGCCAATAAATTGTTGATGTGCCCACCGTTTGTGGCGCATAGGTAACACGGGTTAGTTGGTCGGTACTCCAAAATAAACCAGCGGGTGATGTTGTACCGCCCCGTAACGGCATACCCTTTATAACTTTTGTACCAGATACATTATTTGCGTTGGAATCCGCCCCAACCCAATTATTAAGATTTCCAGCACTATTGTTTTGAATTAATCCATTATTACCATAAACAAAGGTATAGGGATACAAAATAACCACACCACCCGATACGCTAATATTATTATCATAGGTTAGGGTTTGTGTAGATGTAGAAGTGGCTGCTTGTGAAAGCGTTACCGTAGTTGTACCGCCAGCCGTTGATACCGCCGTAATCGTTGTATTAGCGGGTATTCCCGTGCCACTAATGGATTGCCCCGTTGCAATTAATAAGTTAGCTGGTGTAACCGTAGCGGTTGTTGTGCTATTTAATACGGTAGATGCGGTAAATATACCAAGTTTAGTCATACCGCCATAAGGGAATTGCCCAACCATTACGGGTGTATTAACGGTACTACTAATATCGTTTAGGTTTTGCCCTGGATGCCCTAGTACCGTTAATGCGCCACTTCCACCGCTATCATAAACAACATCCCATTGCCATAAGTTGTTTGCATTAGAACTAAAAGCGCTAGACATTGTTACCGTTGTTGGACCTGAACCTACGCCATTGGTATTGTTTGTTTGCCATACATACACGCCATCGCTTTGCCCAGAATACACATAATTAATACCGTTCTGGGATTGCATAATCATGCCACGGCTTATCCCTGTAGCATTTTGGAATAATCCGTTATACCCACCAATTTTACGGGGCAAACCACGTTGAAACCGCACCCACAACCCATCTACATATTTTAGGGATGAAAATTGTGTGCCATCACGTTGAATGCCTGCCTGAATAGTTAGGGATATAACCTTAGCTGTCAAAATCCACCCCCTGCTATTCCACCTAAAGCATAGAAATAGGTTGATGAAAAATAAGCTACTTCGGCATTACCTACTACTACGCCTAATTGCCCCGATGCGGGTAAATATAATCCAGTATTCGCATCACCAACAAACTTTAAAGATGGTACTGATGTTGAACCATTACCTAGTGTTAGGGACGTAATACTTGATGATGAACCAGATGCTGCGTTATATACGTTTGTACCATCGCAAATTAAAATTAACGATGTGTTTTGCGATATTGTTACAGTAGCACCGCCACCCACGGATGTTTTTACAGTAAAAGTATATGAACCCGTTGTATTATTGGTGATTGCGTATAGTTGTACGGTTGATGGCACAACAACAATTTGATTGCTAGTTAATGTTCCCGTATAAATTTGTATAGTATTTGCAGCTTGTGCGCTAGATAGGGTTAATGTACCACCCGTTACCGATAGAGCTAATTCCGTATAAGCAAATTGATTTGAACGCCCATATGCATATGAATACCAGCCACCCGAACCAAATGAAATTAATACAATCGATTCGGTAAGTTGCAATTGTTGATTAGAATTACCATCAATCGTATCCGCACCATTCGGTGCTAAGGTTAATATTCCCGTACCATCGTTTTTAAAGATAGTAAACCAACCCATACCTACGCTTGATGCGGATGGTAGGTTTAATGTTCCAGCACCACCCGTCCAAACATTAATTTGCGCACGATTTGATGATGGAATCGTTGCTGTAGCACTATATGTTTGTACGGTTGTTTGTTGGTTAAGGGTAGCACCAATTGCCGTTAAACCATATCCAGCAAGGGTTGCTGCATTTGCAGCCGATGTTCCTGCACCAAACGTAACCGTATTCCATGTTCCAGGAATTGTTGTGTTATCGATTACATAAATGTAATAAGCCACCCCCGCAGTAGCGGATACAATCGTTGTGCTTGGTGGCGATGTAACGCTATTATTTGATGCAACCGTAAATGTATTTGAACCCGTATTACGGATAATCATTGCCTGCCCTGTTGATACTTGGGTAGCGGGTGGCATATAAAGGGTTAATCCACCCGTTGTTGCCGATACTTCAATAATATTAGCGGTAACTTGGTTTTGATTATTACCGTTGATTGACCATTGAAGCGTTGTATTGGCGCTTAACGTAATTGATTCATATGATACTGGGCTAGGGGAAACTGTTTGCCCAGTAAAAGGCGATGTATAAGTAGGGTTAGATGTAGTCATAATTAGCTTTCAATAGCAATCGCTTGTCTATCGGCAAGGCGTAATTGGTCTTCTTGTTTAAGGGTTTGCATCGCTTCTTGATATTTTTGTTGAAATATTTGGCGTTGGTCGTTTTTAACAAATAAGATAGCTTGCAACAAAGTTCCAAATAGCATCGCATTTGGCGCATTAATCGTTATCCAATTGGTTTGATTATCATTGGATAGCGGTGCTAATCGTTCGTAATACAATACTTCAAATGTATAGTTCTGGTCTGGTGTTGGGGCAACAATCCAATTATCATAGTTGTAATCGGCATAATATAGGGGTGTGCCTGTAGTTGTAGAACTTGGACTATATTGCCTTAAATATTCATATTTACGCAAGAAAACTGGTTGTATTTGCCCATTATTGGTTAAATTCATACTAACCGTTTTACGCCAACGTGCGGGCTTTGGAATTACAGGGTTAGATGCGGTCATCGTAGATTCAGCTACCTGCATTTGCCCTAGTGTTTTAATTTGTTGGGCAATTTCAAATTCCGCCAACATAATGAATTCAGGTATTTGATTTGTTACAGCGCTATCATTGCGTTCAAGGTATTGCTGAACGTCTAAAATCAGCGAATTATAGGTCATCGCCGATGCGTTGGTATTAGATGGGGTAGTTTGAGCTGCCATAATTTATCCTTAAATATGCCAACCGTTTATCCCAAACGATTTTCGTTATTTTAAACCTTTTTTGCTTATGCAAGCATACTTTCTGCACTTGTTTTTACTTCTGCTACACGATTTAACCAACCTTTGCCAAAAGTTTCAAACGTAGGAAATGATTTATAAAAGTTTTGTTTTTCTACACTAAAGTTTTCCAATATAGAACGTGGATTTGTTTTATTAATGGCTTCTATTGTTCCGTTTCCAATAATCCCATCGGCAACCACGCCAACAGCTTCTTGAATTAACTTAGCAGCTCGACCAACACCCATATTAACTGAAGCATCAAAAACTGCATAATCAATACCAGCTGGTAAATCATCACAACGGCACTTATCCCAATAGTTTTGTTTATAAAGATTGTACACATCAACATCTGGAATAGCCTTTAATTCATCTTTTGTAATATGCGGATTACGTTTCCACGCACGATATACTTCTAGGGTAATACCTTTCATCGTAGCACCACCTGGGTCGCTTGGATTATCCGACCACCCGCCTTCGCTTTTTAATACATTTTGCAATGATGTAAAATAATTATCTTTCATGTTGTAGGTGTACTTTGATGTAATAGTTCATCTTTCTTTTGACTACCCGCCGATGAACCAAAGTAAAAAGAAATAATACCAACCCACGCCGTAGATAATGAACCAAGCATAATCATTAATTCATCAGACTTTGTTGCATAGCCCATCATCAAAGCAAATAAAATTCCAAAAAATCCAGCTGTAATTAAAATGGAAAGTAATGGTGGAATCCATGAATGCGTTGCTGTTTGCATATCCCTTGCGGATTTACGGTCATCTACCGCAAGTTTTTCAAAATCTAAACCTAATTCTTGAGCCCTTGCTTGCAATTGAACTTCGGCTTGTTTAAGGTTCGCTAATTGTTCTGCTGTTAATTTACCAGATTCAATCGTTGATTGAACATCTTTTTCATCAATACCAAGCGCTTTAGATACTGCAGTAACCGCCAGCCCCGCTAGTGGTCCACCTAATGCCGTAGCTATACTTGGTGCTATTTGTGCTAACCAATCCATATCAATCCTTTAACAAAATAATTAACATCATACAAACAAGTGCAAATATCGTCCACCATTTGAATATATTATCATCCACGAACAATATCCTTTTTTGTTCTTTCTTCCGTAATCGTTCTTGTTATTACAAACCGTTTGGGTTTTGGTTTTAACAAGTGAATTTCATACCATAAATAAACAATATACGACCATAAAACTAATTCAATTAAAAATACACATAACCAATATTTTGCCCAATTCATACAAGCCTAAAATAAAACAGCAATGTTGTAATAATGAAAGCTACGAAAAAACACCAAAATTGTACACGCCTTACATCACTTAGCTTATGCCCATAATATTTTTTGTTTTCTTTATGTTCACGTTCTACAACAGCTTTTAATTCAACTACTTTAGCCCATTCTTTTGCGCCATACTTCTTTTTAAAATTAGCTTCTGCCTTATTTTCGGCATCAATTATTTCACGTTGCGTTTCATATTCATTTATTGCTTTAAATATGATTGAATTACTATAAGATTCTTCTTGCGAATCTTTAATTTTCTTGTTGTGTAGTTGCTCCTTTGCAACTTCTAAACCATCATGCTGTATATCTTCAATACTTTTTGTAAGGCTTTTTCCAGCTTGCCTTGCACTATTTAATCCTTCGCTTAAAGATTTTGCTCCTTCAGCAATTGGGTTAATATCAGGCATTTCATTTGATTAAATTCTTTACAAATTCAACCAAAAAATCTTTACCAAAGAAAACAGAAGCAATTACCGCATACAACAAATATTCAATACGTTCCATGCGTTTTGTACCTTTTTCAAAAGATTCCAAAATAGCGTTATACCGTTCTTCACAAACGGCTTCATGTACTGATAATCGCTTATCTGTATCGGCGATAATTGCATCCATATCCATTATTGCGCAGGAGCTTCAGGTGTAGAAGGTGTTGTTTCAACTGTAGGCGGTGCTACAACCGCAGGAGTTTCATCAACCTTTACACGGGTAATATCCCCGTGGTCAGTGTTGTATCCAAGTGCTGATTCAACTTGATGAACAATCTTTTCTGCAGTTTCTTCAATTTTCTTCAGTAAGTCCATAAACACTCCTTATTGGGTTGTGGTTGGTGGATTTGTATCTAATATTTCTTGCTGTACAGGAGTTGCGCCTTGCTCACCTGCTTGTTTTTGAATCTCATTAATTAATCCCGCAACTTCAACAAAAGGTCTAGAACCAAGATACTGAAGAATGCCGTTAATTAAATCAGTTGTTAATGAAAGTTTTTCCATTTTTTAATATCCTAAAAAATTGCCACCAAAAAGGGCTGATGGCTTACCCTAAAATTAAGACTGTACCCAAGGCACCCCTGATTCCTGTACTGGGTTCTTTAATAAATCAATTTGAGACTGTAAACTTGCTTCTGTTGTATCTTTTCCAATTGAAGTCTGCACCCATCCTACGCATATTGCTTCTGTTAAATCAGCGTAAGGAATATAAGTTTCACCTTCTACTTGTGTATAAGATGTTGTGCCGTATGTAGATGCTGTGTAAGTGCCATCTGTAGCCGTTACGGTGTAATGACAAACTATGACGAAATTATCACTTGTTAGTCTGTCCATTTGTACTACTTGCCATAAATATGTTGTCATTTAGATACCTACCTTTGCTTTGAGTTGTTCAATAATTGCTTGTTGTTCTTGTACTAATGCTACAAGATTTGCCATAACTTCAGATGATGATGGTTGAATTGATTGATAGATTGGATTGCCTTCAGCGTCTACTGCATCTTTTGTGCCATTGCCTGAATATTTAGCAACTTCCATAAATTCGTGAGCAATAAATCCAACACCTTTACCTGAACCATCATGCCAATCCCAAGTCTTAGGTTGTAAAGCCATAATAAACTCTGATGCACCTGTTAATGCTGTTGGATTGTTTTTAAGACGATAATCAGATGTAAGATTATATAAAACACCTGTTGTGCCGTTTTGGGTAATAGTTCCAATATCGCCATTGTTGTATCTAAATGCTAAATATGCTCCACCACTTGCTGAACCTGTAGCATGACCAATAGTTTCATAAGATGAACCTGAATTAAACAAAAGATTAAAGCCACCTGAAGTAACGTTGGTTGCTGTAGTACCTACTAATAAATTACCACTATTATCTAGTGTCATTGCTTGGGTAAAGGATATAGTTCCTGTACTAGATGGTGCTACATAAAATTGATGTTGTCCTGATATTTGACGATATTTAGAAGCATAATCAGAAGCTAAATAAATATCACTTGTTCCGTTGTAATAAAAATTTGCACCAAATTCAGCAAAGCCATAAGTTCCTGTACTTCCTTGTAATGATGCACCAACACCAGCTTGTATTGCTTTTCTTGAACTTCCCCAAGCACTAGGAATAACTCCAAGTCCTAGATTGCCTGATGAATCAATTCTTGCTACTTCACTTGCACTTGTTGAAAATCCTATAGTGTTAGCTGCTGGAAAATAAATTCCTGTTCCTGAACCACCTGCTCTAGCAAAAGCATTGTTAGATGTACTGCCATCACCAGCATAAAATACACCTGATGCTCTTATATTTCCTGCACCTGCATCACTTGTTGTTCCTACAGATAATCCACCAGCATTTGTTAAAGTCATTGCTTGGGTAAAGGTAGCTGTTGTACCTGCTGTTCCTGATGGTGCTGTGTACCATCTAAATTGACCCAAGTTATTCATTTGAAATTGGGTTGCGTAACTACTTATTCCATAAATATAGTTAGAGCCATTGTTATAAGCGTTATTAAAAAGGTCAACTTCACCAGATGCACCCGCTAAAGCACCACCTTTTGAACCTATTTCAACAACTTTAAAAGCAGATGTCCAAGCACTAGGAGTAACTCCAAGTCCTAGATTGCCTGATGAATCAAGACGCATCCGTTCTAAACTATTTGTATAAAATTGAATTGGATATGCACCTGTTTGGTAAACAATTGTTTCGCCTGTTCCAGATGTTCCAAAATAACTTCCACTTGTTGCATTTGTTGAATATAACCATGCAGGACTTGCTCCACTAGCATTAATTTGAAGTAATGTACTAGGACTACTTGTACCTATTCCTAGATAGCCTGAAGTATTAAGACGCATTGCTTCTGTTGATGAACTCGTATTAAAAATAATTGGAACAGAAGTTCCTGATGCACCACCTATTGTTAAACTTCCATTACTATCTAAATATTTAATTTGTTGTATTGTTGTGCCAACACCATTTTGAAAGTTAATTCCTTGAGAAGAACTACCATATACAAAGTTTAGGTTTCCACTTGATTTAAGGTTTAAATTAGTCCCATCAAATAAAAAATTAGCATTAGAACTAAAAGCACTTGTACCATTTCCATAAGGAATATATCCTGATGACAAGGAATTTAACCCAGTTCCCCCTGATGCTACACCAAGAGTACCTGCTAATGTAATCGCACCGCTTGTTGCAGTAGAAGGAGTTAATCCCGATAACGATGTTTGGAATGTAGTAACCGCAACACCGCTTAGTGTTGACCATTGTGGGGCTGTTCCGCTTGATGTTAAAATCTGTCCGCTAGTACCAATACCAAGTTTAGATAAGGCTGTACCTGACGCATAGTAAGGCAAGTCACCTGCTGTGTAGCTCGCCAACCCTGTTCCGCCATTGCTTGTTATCAATGTACCTGTAACGGTAATTGCACCTGTTGTTGCGGTGTTTGGTGTTAATCCTGTTGTGCCGAAGCTAATAGATGATACGTTGATATTGCCTGCTTTAGATGCCAATACTTGAACATTACCTGACGCATCTTTATAAAACAATTTTCCATCAAAATAATTGATTGCAAGTTCAGCACCGTTTGCTGAAGAGGTTAAATTACCTGCGGATGGCGTATTGCCCGTTGTTCCGCTTGCATAAATGAGGATGGGTGTAAAGCCTGTTTGTGCCATATCAATTCCTTTTGTTCATTATATCAATATTTTGTTAAAATGCACCACCTGCAACACCAACACTTGTGCCTGTTCCACCATATAAAGTGCCAATAATAGAACCCTGCCAAGTACCTGTAGAAATCGTTCCTACACTTGTCAAACTTGAGTTTACTACCGTTGAATTTAATGTAGTTCCTGTTAATGTTCCCGCTGATGCTGTTACCGTTCCACTACTTCCCAAACTTATCGATGTTCCATTGACTGTAATACTCGAATTAGCCAATTGTGCATTTGTAATCGTACCGCTTAAAGACGTTGTAGGAATCGTTGTAGATGCTGTAACCGCACTTGTACCATTAGCATACATGTAACCCGTCAAACCTGTGACAGTCAAACTTGTAAATGCTTCCGATGAACTACCATTAATCTTTTCCCAAACATTTGTTGTGCCATTAAAAATAGCCCAATCACCTACCGACCATAAAGAAATACCATTTAAAGTCGTTGTTCCTGCAGTTGATACAACATAATAATTATTATTTGTACCCACACTAGATGTTAAAGTTGGACTATTTGTAGACGCATTCCATGTGCCTTGATATGCAGGTGAATTTAATGCATTTGTCGTAATAGATGTAATTTGACCTTGCGCATTCACCGTAACAGACGGTATTGCCGTAGCCGAGCCATATATTCCTGCGGTTACGCCTGTATTTGCTATAGCAATCGTTACTGCGGTAGAACCATTAAAAGATGTTCCGCTTAAACCTGTACCGATAGTTAAAGCATTTGGTGTATTAGCTGTAATTGTTGCGCTTCCACCCAAAGAAATTACATTGCTATTAATGGTGATTGAACTATTAGTTAACTGATTATTTGCAACATTAGCAAGCGCTCCACCAAGAGTAATATTGCCACTTGATGTAACCGTACCTGATAAAGTAATTCCGTTTACAGTACCTGTACCTGATACCGAAGTAACCGAACCTGAACCTTTATTATTAAAAGTATTCCAATCGGTTGATGTTAAATATCCGCTAACTGTCGATGTTGCAGGTGGCATGGATATCGTTGGCGTTGTACCACCACTAGATGATACAGGACTTGTAGCACCCACAGAGGTTACATAAGAACCTGAAGGCTGTTTGTTATTAAATGTATTCCAATCAGTTGATGATAAGTATCCATTTGTGCTTGCACTTGCTTGAGTAATGCTAATAGCAGGTGTATTACCACCGCTTGATTGAATAGGGGCAGTACCTGTGACAGATGTAATAGTGCCTACATTAACTGAACCACCTAAACTTACCGTATTAGAATTAATGGTAATGCTTGAATTTGCAAGCTGTGCATTAGAAATCGTACCTGATAAATCAGTTGTTGGAATTGTTGTTGTTGCTGTAAATGGCGATGTGCCATTACCAACTACATATCCTGTAAGTGTATTTGCTCCTGTTCCGCCTGAAGATGGATTAAGTGTGCCTGCTAAAGTAACTGTACCTGTTGTAGGTGTACTAGGTGTTAACCCTGATAATGATGTTTGAAAAGTAGTTACGCCACCTGCAGATGAAAACTGTTGCCATCCTGTAGATAGATAACCTTCAAATGCTCCTAGCGTAGAGTTATAACGAATTGCCCCTATACTTCCTGAGCGTTGACCTGTTGTTCCATTTGGAATGGTTATTGAGCCTGACCCAGGGATTATTGGGTTTGTTGCAATACTAATTGTTGGTAAAGAGCTACCATCACCGCCTGTTACGCCTATTTGATTAGCTGTTCCTGTAATTGTAGAAACGCTTAATGTAGAACCACCTGATACAGAAATAAATCCTGTACCACCTAAACTTGCTAATGCTGAAGGCAATCCACTCAATCCAAGAGTAGGGTTTCCACTTACACCATTAGCATTTGCCACAGATAATCCTGCACCTGTGGTTGCAATACTTCTATTCGTAACACCACTACCGCTATTTTTAACAACAATCCCTTGTGATGCGTTTTCTAAAGAAGCGGATACACCATTAAGGAATAAAGAAAACTGTCCTTGTGGTGAGCCTGTAGACGTTCCTATGCCCAATCCACCTATAAGACTTCTGCTATTAGCAAGCGTTGGTTCTTGATTAACCGTAATAAAAGTTTGCTGTTGCGTTGGGCTGTTAGCTATCGCGGCTACTGTTGTTTGTACCGTTAATCCATTTTGTTGAATAGGTACTTGCTCCGTTCCAATTAACGGACCTGCGGGAGGTAGTTCAGGAATGGTCTTATTAGTCATGGATTAGTATTAACGGGCGTGTAAGTAATGCCTTCCAAGTTTCCGTTTTCAGTATAGTTTGTTTGTAAAGATAATAAATCTTGCGCATTAGGAGTCGTAACAATCTGATTATTACCCGTTCCAATATAAGCATCAGGACGGGGAAATCTTACAGATATCTTTTCAGGTTGACGCATCTTTAATCGGTACGGGTCTTTGTTATCAATACACCCAAACTTGCACACACGAAGCCCTGGTGTATTCCCATCTTCTTGAACGTCATCATACGCACGCTTCATTTTGCATCTATCGCAAACCTGAATCGTCAGTACGGAATTACCACGGGTATTTAACCATTTCATCGTGTGTATACGCTAATGTTAGGTGCAAAATAAATCGGTGACTTATCACGCTCTTCTTCTTGCACAATGTGTAAATATTTTTCTGCTTGTTGTTCGCAATAAGCAATTCTTGCAGGGTCAACTTGTGGCAACTCCATCGCCATTTGATGCGCTAACATATTTTGTATTGCTAAATACCAACGTTGCGGAATTTCAATTGAACCATTTAATGCGCCAACGTCTTGTATATAGCGTGTACACCATGCCACAATCTGTGGCGAATATATTTGTGGTGTAGGCCAGAGAGTCATAGTGGGTTGCGGTATTGTGCGATTTAACCAATACTGCAACGGATAGTTATTCAAAAAGTTTTTATTGGGCAAATTAACATAATCATCACGGTTCATACGAAACATTGGTATTTCCGTAGGATTAGAACCAAAGATAACTTGATAAAAACCCATGTTTGCGCCACTTGTTTGCAAAATTCTCCAATATGGAGCGCTTGTAGATGGGTCTAAATCGTTATAAATCCATTGTCTTTGCGTCCAAGATGTAGTCGTAGGTGTAACTACAGTTGTCCATGTAGAACCATCTTGTGATGCTTGTATTTGATAGTTAACCGTACCTGTTATAGCAGGCAAAATACCAATCGTTGCCATGTAAATAGGGTTTTGTGTACCATTATTGATACCAATATTGCCTGTATTGCTATTAAGTTGGCAAATATTGGTATATGCTCCATCAAATGCATTTGCAGTTGTACCTGATGATGAAAACGGATTATTAGTATTAATCGTTAAATACCGATAATTGGCATTTAATACATCATTTGTTCCTACAGGCAATAAGTATTCGTATTGGTCAGGGTATAAACCTATCACGTTCTTTTGAATAGCCCAATACTGAACGCCATAATTGACGAGATTAGATAACAAATAATACAGCGATTGTTTTGATGCAAAGATTTGCTCGGACGTTAATTCTTCCGCAAGTTTCCCCGCCCTTCTTGCACCACTATCAATTAGGTTTTGAACCGTAACGACTGTGGTGGATACAGTTCCGCTTGTACTCATTACCACCCCTTAATATCATATTTCTTCTTTGGTTTTCCGCCATCGGCACAATGCCAACGCTTTAAGGATGCTTTTGCTCTTGGGGCATCACCACTTGCATGTTCTACAACGCCTTTCATACGGGCGCAAAATGAATCATGTCTTGAGCCTTTTGCTTGCGGTGCTTTTAAATGGCTTCCTGTTTCACGGTTGTATTTTTCACGACCTTTTTCAGTTAATCCCGCACCTTGGCTTGTTGGTTTCTTTTCACCACGACCTACAGCAAGCGATACATTACCGCCCTTCGCTTTTTTAGCTGTTTTAGCAGACTGAATAAACGCTTCTGTTGTTGGTGCGCCTTTACTATTAGGCTTTCTCATGTGTTCTACAGGTAATCCTTGGGCTTTTTCACGCTTTATCCGCTCTTGTTTAGCATGAATATTGGCATAAAGACCGCCACCATCTTTTTTCTTTGCACTACGTTGCATTGAATAAGCAATTGCTACAGCTTGCTTGGGTTTTTTGCCCGCATGAATTTCTGTAGAAATATTTTTCTTGAAGGCTCTTTCAGATTTTGACTTAATCAATGGCATGATTAGCTTCCTGTGCCAACAACTGTATTACTGTTTTGAATAAGTTTCCCTGTAATAATAACGCCCGCAGAAATTGTTCCTGTATTTGTAACAAGTTGCCATTGAATGTCGGTTTTTTCCGCATATAAAAACGGATTTGCTTGTCTTTGGGCTGTATAAATTGATACAAATGGTTGTTGCAACACAACAAACTTTACACCTGTAACATTATTAATTGCCTGTACTTTGTAAGTAACAATTGTACTTCCTGTATAACTATTTGATGTGTTTACTTCAGCCAAATCTAAATAAAATGTATATCCTGCAGGTACTGTAAATACAGTACTTTGTGATTTGCCAATTCCTACATTGATTTGAGAAACAATATTAGAGGATTGCTTTAATGTAATTGTACCTACGTTAGTAGTTTGCCCTGTTCCTGCCGATACTAAAACCATACTATTTACACGATAATAGCTATTCAGAGTAGTTACACCTGTAGTACCATTCATCTGCAAAGATTCAGAAATCTGATTAAAGTTTGCATCTAAGCCATTAATCAACACTTTAGCAACCGTATCATCGGATGCGGATGAGCTTACAAGCGTTAAAGTAGATGCATTCGTAATGTAAGTATAAGTTGTAGCATTTTCCCAAACAGGAATGCTAGTAGTTGTTACAGAAGCTTGATAACCAAAAATATTGACTTGTTGATGACCATAAATTTGGCTACGGGCAACTTGCAAATCAAAAGGTTCATACGAGCCACCACGAGTTACAGATGAAACAATATAATTGCTCATGAAAATTCTCCAAAATTAAAAAGCGGGGGATTTCTCCCCCTACCTTTTAGTAGTTACACTTACCGCCTTTTTTATGATGCGTGGAAATCTTGCTCTTGGCATGACCACCGTGCTTCATAGGATGACCATCTATTTTGTGATGACCCATCGCCATTTTTTCTGCATGCTCGTGCATATGCATGTGTCCACCTTCTTTATGACCATGCATTTTGTGATGCATTACATGACCTTCATGATGTTTCACATGACCACCTTTTTTGTAACCTGCAGGAGCTTCATGAATTTCTCCTGTTTTTCCTGCTTTCTTGTGTGGTTTGCTTCCATCTTTTATGTCATTTAAATAACGATTTGCAACGCTTTCGGATACTGTTCCACCTTTAGCATATTTATGCATTTTACCGCCATGCTTGTAACCTGCACCTTCTACGCCACCTGTTTTTGTATGGAAAGATTTGGTTTGTTTTGCTTCTGTAACCTTATCTTGTACATTAATCTTTGGCTTTAAAGTGCCTTTAGTTTGGAATGCATCACCTTTGGCGGCTAAACCACCTGTTGCTTTGTGCATAGCTTTGCCACCGTGTCTTAACTGTGCGCCACCATGTTTTACAACAGGCATTGTACCTGCACCACCACCCATAGCATACTTGCCACCTGAACACATAGATTTGTGATGTTCATGCATCTTTTTGTGATGCGCTGAACCACTTTCTTTGTGCATTTTGGCATGGTGTTTAGCCATATGCTTGTGATGCTCATGTGAACCCTCAGGATGACCTGAAACACGGTGAATCTTACCGCCATGTTTAAAGCCTGGCCCTTCTACTCCACCTGTCATGCCTTTGTGATGTGGTTTACCCTCACCAAGCAATCCACCAATTTGTGGTGAATACATGCCTTTAGCCATACCGCCTTTTTTCAAGCCGTGATGTGCTTTTCCTGCTTTCATGCTTTCATGGTGCTTGAGTTCTTTTTCAATCTTATGCATTTCACGCATTTCTTTGCGCTCCATTGCCTTAGACTCACCACCTTCAGCATGATGCGCTTTACCGCCACGCTTCATAGCAGGCATTTGACCTTGCATTGAGTTTTGACCCATCGGTGCTTGCATAGCCATAGGACGACGACGTACAGCTCGTTGTGGCATAGGCATTGCACCACGCATAGGTTGATTCATACCACCAATTGCCATATGCTTAGCATGTCCGCCTTTTTTCATGCCTTCATGACTTAATTCATCGGCTGTTGGCTCAGTCGTATACTCTTTTGGTTCACGCATAAATTTTTTATTTTGCATTTAAGCTCTCCTATTAGGCTTGGGCAATACCAAGTAAGCCTGTGGTTGTGGACTGAGGACCAACTTGAATACCTGTTAATCCTAAGGTAAGCACTAATTTATTAGAACCGTTTAAAGTTCCTGCAGGTGTGTATGTACCACGTACATCTGCTGTAACAGAGCTTGATACCATCTGTGGTACTAATGTAGCACCTGATGAATAAGAACCTGATACGTTAACAAATGTTCCTGCTAAATAGTTGGCTTGGGATGTTGACAATTTACCTGTTGTTGCAGATACATATGTCCACCAATAGTTTGTTCCTGTTGCTAATGGAGCAGGAACTGTACCTGTAAATTGAACAATCGTACCACTTGCAGGAGCGTATCCAACGGTAACAACACCAGGGTTTGCTGTTGTTATGCTTGATACAGTTTGGTTGGAGTAAGTTGTTGTATTGGTGTAGAACGCATATGCTAAAGTTCCTGAATCTACAGCAACTGAACCTGTAAATCCTGAATCAATAATATAAGCTTCATCACTAATACGGCATGGCAAGCCTAACACGTTTGTAGTATCGACTGATACCGCTACGGTTGTGGCAGCACTAAATGCAATGCTGTAAATTTGGAAGAATGCTTTTCTTCCTTTGGTTTG